TGCACTAACGGGGAGTTATATGGAAGAAACTCAATCTGAAGTTGTTAGCATTGAATTAATACAAGTTAATCCTTATAAAGTATTAGAAACAAAAAAGTTAACGTTAACTGGCCGTGGTGACGAACAACATGTATTTGCATTTGAAGTTCGCGACGATGGCAGTACTATTGTAACTGAAACAGGTGAACTAATCGTTAATAACGAAGATATTATTAGTGACAGTCCAGATAATCATAGCCATCTAGAACCAGATGGGCCACCTCATATGTATAATTACGAACCAAACGGGATAGGAGGATGATTGAATTTAATCTAAATACAACTATACTAATAGTGATATGGGTTTTAGCAGGAGTTGTCGCTTTAGCACCTTTAGTTATACAAACAAATTGGAAACGATATCTGGTAGTTCCCCTAGTATTTTTTGCCGTATATGCTAGTTTTATAACCAACAAAGAGTTCCTTGGTACACCAATATATGGTATTCCGGAACATGAATTTGTATATGTATATCATACTATAGCCAAGTACGATGGTAATAAGATGGTTACCCTGTGGATTAGACAGTCTGACAGACAAAGATTATATAGATTCCCGTTTATTAAAAGCATGAAAGAAAGTTTAAGTCAGGCTAGAAAGTCTAAAATGAGAGGCAAGTCTCTTAAGGGTAAGTTTGAAAGAACGAAGATCAAATCTAAAAATATGCTTGAAGACACTGAATCTCGTATACTAAAATTATACGAGTTTCCATACCAGCAAGTCTATCCCAAAGGTTGACATTAATACTATCAAGCTATATAATAAGACATAATAGTAAAGGAGTATTACATGAGCGACGGCGATAGAGTTTTTAATCCCGAAGAAAAAGCTAAACTAACACAATTAATCAACGAAGGCCTAACTGTATTACAAGAAGTTGACGATCTTAATGAAGGTCTTAGCGATACAGTAAAAGCCATTGCGGAAGAAATGCAGATTAAACCAACAGTACTTAAAAAAGCTGTTAAGACTGCATACAAAGCAGACTTTGCCAAGCATAGCGAAGATCTTGCCGCATTGGAAAACATTCTGGCCACTGTTGGTAAACTTAATTGACAGAGCGCAAACCTTATCAAGTCCTAGCCTGGTTCGGCACTACAATGATACTTGCAAGTGCCGTTGCCGCGGCCTTTAACATCTACCCACTATATCTGTGGATGTTTCTAATTAGCAATGGAATATGGGCGGCTGTAGGATTCCTATGGCGAGAAAATAGCTTGATTATTCTTAATACAGGACTTACAATAGTGTATATAGTGGGATTAGTATTTGAATGAGTTACGTAGACGCATACTTTGACAGAGATCATGATCGTATTCATGCAGTAGAACGTATAGATGGAAAGCGAGAATACAGAGAGTTTCCAGCAAACTATACGTTTTATTACAACGATAATCGTGGCAAACACAAAACAATCTACGGAAATCCTGTAAGCAGGTTTAGTACACGCAACGGAAAAGAGTTCCACAAGGAAGTAAGGATCCATGGCGGGAGTGGCATCTGGGAAAGTGATATTAATCCAGTATTTCGTTGTTTAGAAGAAAACTATCTGGGTGTAGATTCTCCTAAGTTGCAAACAGCGTTTTTTGATATTGAGGTAGACTTTGATCCACAGCGTGGATACAGTAGTCCAGACGATCCCTTTAACATGATTACAGCTATTACAGTTCAAATGGACTGGACTGGACAACTTATAACACTAGCAATACCTCCCAAAAGCATGAGCATGGAATCTGCTAAGGAAAGCATAGCAGACTTTGATAATACATTTTTGTTTAAGACTGAAGCAGAGCTACTAAAAACATTCCTAGAGTTGATTGATGATGCAGATATCCTAAGTGGTTGGAACAGTGAAGGTTATGATATTCCTTATACTGTAAACCGTATTACTAGAGTACTAAGCAAAGACGATACACGCAAGTTTTGTTTATGGGGTCAGCATCCTAAGAAGCGCACGTTTGAACGTTTTGGATCGGAACAAACTACATATGATTTAATTGGCAGACAACACTTAGACTATATGCAATTATACCGCAAGTATACGTATCATGAAATGCATAGTTATAGTTTGGATGCTATTGGTGAATACGAACTTGGCGAGCGCAAAGTTGCGTATGAAGGAACCTTGGATCAATTATACAACCAAGACTTTTATACATTTATTGACTACAACAGACAAGATACATTGCTACTTAAGAAGTTGGATGATAAGCTCAAGTTTATTGATCTAGCTAATGTGCTAGCCCATGAAAACACAGTGCTATTGCCAACAACAATGGGTGCGGTTGCACTTACAGAACAGGCTATTATTAACCACGCACATGAGCAAGGACTAGTTGTTCCTAACAAACAGAAGAGCGATGACGAACACAATAAAGCCGCTGGTGCATATGTAGCATATCCTAAAAAAGGGTTGCATGATTGGATTGGTAGTATTGACTTAAACAGTCTGTATCCCAGTGTAATTAGATCTCTTAACATGGCACCAGAAACAATAATTGGTCAGCTTAGACCAATAATTACTGATAATGCTATCAAGGAAAAACTATCAGATAAGAAAAGTTGGGCAGATGCCTGGGAAGGCGAGTTTGGTAGTAAAGAGTATCAAGCGGTTATGAACATGGAAGCAGGCACTGAAATTACTATCGACTGGGAAGCTGGCGATAATGATACACTGAGTGCCGCGGATGTGTGGAGGCTAGTTTTTGACAGCAACAATCCCTGGATATTAAGTGCAAACGGAACAATACTAACACATGAAAAACAGGGGATTATACCTGGGCTGTTGGAGCGTTGGTATGCAGAACGTCAAGAAATTCAAGCAAAGATGCGAAAAGCAGAAGGCAGTGAGCGTGAATTTTGGGATAAACGACAGTTAGTTAAAAAGATTAACTTGAACAGTTTGTATGGTGCAATCCTTAATCCATATTGTAGATTCCATGATCATCGTATTGGACAGAGTACTACACTTACAGGACGCTGTATTGCAAAACACATGAGCGCACAAGTAAACAAACTGCTTACTGATGAATATGATCACGTGGGAGAATGTATTATCTATGGAGACACTGACTCAGTTTACTTTAGTGCATGGCCTGTGATAAAGGAACAAGTTGAAAAAGGTCAGATGAAGTGGGGCAAAGAAGAATGTATTTCTTTGTATGATCAACTTGGAGAAGCAGTAAACGAAACGTTTGCTGGATACATGGAGAAAGCATTTCATTGTCCACGTAACTTGGGTAGTATTATGGCAGGTGCTAGAGAAATTGTAGCAACTAAAGGACTGTTTATTACCAAGAAACGTTATGCGGCACTTGTTATTGATACTGAAGGTTATCGTAGTGACACGGAAGGCAAACCTGGCAAAGTTAAAGCAATGGGACTAGATCTTAAGCGTAGTGATACGCCAGCATTTATGCAGGACTTCCTGGGTGAACTGTTACTTGACGTACTAACAGACAAAGACCCAGAGACTATTATTGAACGCATTAAAGAGTTTAAGTATGAGTTTACGGATCGTCCGGGCTGGGAAAAAGGCACTCCTAAACGTGTTAATAACTTAACTAAATTTACAGCTAAACATAACAGTGAAGGCAAGACTAATATGCCAGGACACGTTAGAGCAGCTATGAACTGGAACTACCTACGCAAACTTAATGGAGACAACTATAGTCAACAGATTGTGGATGGAATGAAGACAATTGTGTGTAAACTTAAAGATAATCCACTGGGTTATACAAGTGTAGGATATCCTACAGACGAAACAACACTGCCACAGTGGTTTAAGGATTTGCCGTTTAACAACGAAGCTATGTTAGAAGCTATTGTAGATCAAAAGATTGATAACTTACTAGGCGATCTAAATTGGAACATCAAGGAAAAAACGCAAACTAACAATACTTTTGATACGTTATTCTCATTTGAGTAATATACGTATATAAATACTAGCATGAGCAGGATTCATCAAAAACACAGTTTACTGGATCAACATCAAAGACAAGTACAAAAACTTTCTGTTGACCTTGAGCTAGAAAGCAAAAAGCAACTAGTAGAAGATCAAAGTATAAAGTGGAAAGATAAACAACATCATGATGATGTTCTTGCAAAAATCGATGCTCTACAAATTGCATATTCAGAATATACAGAATCAGTAAAGAGACTAAACGATAACTTATCAGCTAATGTAAGACGTTTAGAAAGTCGGATATTACAAAGGGATTATGAATCATATGAAAATAATCCTACTGCTGGGTTTGAAACTGTGGAAAGACAGCAATATTTGTCTGCAGAGTTTTGTGAAGTTGTTGAAGGACATATACAAGCAAATACATTTTGGCAGTATCCTAGTTTAGAAGTAAATCCGGGCGATGGTAGATTCAGTATACTAATGAATGCTGCTGAGCCGCAGTATTGTATATCACAAAGCGATCTTACTACACAGGCTGTAAAGAGTCATTTTAACGAGTTCTACGCTGAAAAAAGGTTACGACTGTATAGAAATGTCAGTGAGATTCCTGATAATTGCGTGGGATTTGCTACTAGTATTAATCAATTTGAATAC